AAAAATTTAAAAAATCTTTAAAATTATCATAAGTGCGCACAAAATAGGCTCGTTTGAGCCCATTTCTGCGTATATTTTCCTATAAAGTGTAAATATAACTGACAGCCTTGACAATAAAGGAGAATGACATGACTGATCAAACAAAATTCGAGGAAATGCTCGAAAAACTAGTTAACGAGGACCGTGATGGCGCAGAAGCACTATTCCACGAAATCGTTGTAGAAAAATCAAGAGAAATTTATCAAAACATTTTAGACGAAGCTGACGAAGAAGTTGAAGAGACTACAGATGAAGAAGTAGATGAAGCAACTGACGAAGAAGTAGACGAGTCAGAAGATGACGATCTAGATGAAGCAACTGATGAAGAAGTTGACGAGTCAGAAGATGACGATCTAGACGAAATGTTTGGACTAGATGAGCCAGAAATGGAAGCAGATCCAGCAATGGACATGATAGGTGACATTGAAGGTGGCGACGAAGGCGACATGGACATGGACGACGAAGGCGACGACGACGAAGAAGCCGAAGGTCCAGAAGAAGCAATGGCTGATCTAGAAGATGCACTAGAAGCATTAAAAGCAGAATTTGAAAAAATGATGGGTGACGAAGAGCCAGGCGACGAAGAGCCAGGCGACGAAGAGCCAGAAGAAGAAGCAATGGCATTCGAAGCAGATGACGAAGAAGTTGAAGAAGCAGCTGACGAAGAAGTTGAAGAAGCAGCTGACGAAGAAGTTGAAGAGTCAAAAGAGGCAAAAACAGCAAGCGAACAAATGCGTGAGTATGTAGAAAAAATCACACCAAAAATGGGTGATACTGGCACAAACGGCACAAAATCAGCAGTAGCAGGTAAAAACGATATGGGCGGAACATCTGCAAATATCGCACAAGGTTCAGCTGATGAAAAAGGCGGAACAGGCGCAGCAGCACCAAAAGAAGATAGCGCAGGGAATGTTAACACTCCAGGCGGTAAGGCTTCAAAATCAATGAAGTCGCAAAGCCCAGCGAAAGCTGGAGAAGCAGCCAACAAAAAACCTGTAATGGGTGGCTGATAAGTTAAGGAGTTTAGATGTTTCGATTAACTGAATGTCTGAGTTTTGACCAAGCTAGAATGGTCGTTGAGTCTGCTGAAAACGATACAGGCGGTAAAGATTTGCACATGAAAGGCATCTTTATCCAGGGTGGAGTTCTTAACGCAAATAAGCGTGTCTATCCGGTAGAAGAAATTGGCAGGGCTGTCACCACGCTCAATGAGCAGATAGCTAACGGATACTCAGTGTGCGGTGAAGTCGATCATCCTGAAGGACTTAATATTAACTTAGATCGTGTAAGCCATATGATCACAGATATGTGGATGGATGGCCCAAACGGTTATGGTAAGTTGAAGATTTTACCAACTCCGATGGGACAACTAGTTAAAACAATGCTTGAAAGCGGAGTAAAATTAGGTGTTTCATCGAGAGGTAGTGGTGAAGTTGATAACCAAGGTAATGTCCAAGGTTTTGAAATAATCACTGTGGACGTTGTGGCTCAGCCCAGCGCCCCTGGTGCATATCCAACTCCAATTTACGAACAACTCATGAATGAAAGAGGTGGATATAAGGCATTTCTCACAAGTAGAGAAGTTCAAGGCGATCCAAAGGCACAAAAATACATTGCAGAGAGCTTATTAAACATAATAAGCAGGCTCCAATAAAGGAGAAAATAATGGAAGCACTAAAATCCCTTTTAGAAAGCGATGTAATTTCAGAAGCAATGAAACAAGAAATTGAAGAAGCGTGGAATAGTAAAGTGGAAGAAAACCGCCTTGCTGTTACTAGTGAACTTCGTGAGGAATTTGCAAAAAAATATGAGCACGATAAAGGTGTGATGATTGAAGCTATTGATACTATGGTAACTGAAAAGTTAACTGAAGAAATGGCTGAGTTTGCAGAAGACCGTAAGCAACTTGCTGAACAAAAAGCAAAATATGCAGTAGCTATGAAAGAAAATGCAAACTTGATGAATAAGTTTGTAACAGAAACATTAGCTAAAGAGGTCGGAGAACTACACGAAGATCAAAAAGCTATGGCTAACAAGTTTACCGTGCTTGAAGAATTTGTTGTTGAACAACTTGCAAAAGAAATTGCAGAGTTTAATGAAGACAAAAAAGACCTTGCTGAAACAAAAGTGCGCCTAGTGCGCGAAGGTAAGGCACACTTCGATAAAGTCCGCAAAAACTTTATCGAAAGAAGTGCTAAAGCAATCTCTGAAACAGTTGACTCAGCCCTACGTGGAGAAATTAGTCAACTTAAAGAAGATATTGACGCAGCACGTCAAAATGATTTTGGTAGAAAGATTTTTGAAGCATTTGCTAATGAATACATGGGTTCACACCTAAACGAAAAATCAGAAGCCAAAAAGTTATTGAAAGTTGTTGATGCGAAAGACAAACAAATTGCAGAAGCAAAAGAATTAGCAATAAAAGCTAAAACTATTGCAGAAGCAAGAGATGCAGAGGTTAAGCGTCTAGTCGAAGCACAAGAACGTTCAAAAGTAATGAACGAACTTATTGGACCTTTAAGCAAGGACCAAAAAGACATTATGACAGACTTACTGGAATCAGTTCAAACTGCAAAACTACGTTCTGCATTTGATAAGTATCTTCCATCAGTAATTGATGGCAATAGTCCAGCAAAGCAGAAGGCACAGCTTACAGAGGCAAAAGAAATTACAGGCAATAAAGAAACACAAAGTTCTAACTCACCAAGCGATCACAATGTCGTAGACATTAAACGCTTGGCTGGAATATAAGGAGAAGAAAATGTCAGAACTATTAGAAAGTCGCTGGCAGGAGACAAAAAGTGCCTTGACTGAAGGCCTAAAAGGCAACAAAAAAGCTGTTATGGAAACAACTCTTGAAAATACTCGTAAGCATTTGATGGAGACTGCAACAGCTGGTGCTACTTCTGCTGGTAATGTCGCAACATTAAACCGTGTGATCCTCCCAGTGATCAGACGTGTTATGCCAACCGTTATTGCTAACGAGTTGGTCGGCGTTCAGCCAATGACTGGTCCAGTTGGTCAAATCCACACATTGAGAGTTCGTTATGCAGACGCATTCAACTCAACAAGTGGAACAGATGCCGCAGCAGGCGATGAAGCTCTTAGCCCATTCAAAATTGCTGAAGGTTATTCTGGTGCAGCTGATGATAAAGCAGCAGCTACATCTGCACTTGAAGGTGCAGCTGGTAACAGACTAAGCATCCAAATCTTGAAGCAAACAGTCGAAGCCAAATCACGCAAACTAAGCGCACGTTGGACATTCGAAGCAGCTCAAGACGCTCAGTCACAGCATGGTATCGACGTAGAAGCAGAAATCATGGCAGCACTTGCTCAAGAGATTACTGCTGAAATCGACCAAGAAGTAATTGCAAGCCTAACATCATTGGCAGGCTCAGCAGCTGAAACATACAACCAAGCAGGTGTATCAGGGACAGCAACATTTGTTGGCGACGAACATGCAGCTCTTGCAGTTCAAATCAACAAAGTGTCAAACCTAATTGCTCAGCGCACACGCAGAGGCGCAGGTAACTGGGCTGTTGTTTCACCAACTGTATTGACAATCCTGCAATCAGCAACAACTTCAGCTTTCGCAAGAACAACTGAAGGAACTTTTGAAGCACCAACTAACACAAAACTAGTTGGAACATTGAACAACGCAATGAAAGTATATGTAAACACATATGCATCTTCAGATGATGTTCTTGTTGGCTACAAAGGCACAAGCGAATCAGACGCAGCAGCGTTCTACTGCCCATACATTCCATTGATGAGCAGTGGTGTTGTGCTTGACCCAGACACATTCGAGCCAGTTGTATCATTTATGACTCGTTACGGATATGTTGAGTTAAACAACACAGCTTCGTCTCTTGGTAACGCAGCTGATTACCTAAGCAAAGTTGCAGTAACAACTGCAAACCTAAGCTTCAGCTAAGTT